CTAGTTCCTGCCATTGCACCTTGACTCCGTGCGCCAGCGTCCGCCGCTATGCACTCTGCGCTTTTCGCATCGGACTTTCCCTCATCAGATACTCTCCCAAGGTTTTTAGCACCTTCTGCTGTGTATTCATCTCTTCTATATTCAGTTTTATCTATTGTTCTGTTACCACCAAAGAAACCTTTTTTAGATTCTTTAAGATCAAGTGATCTTTCAGATGTTAGAGTTTTTGGATCATTAGCACGATATTCAATTTCATATCCATCTTTTCCTGCTCTTATTTTATATGATGAATATGGACCACGTGGAATGTTAATTGTTGGAACTTGAGAAACTCCAGGTTCTCTAATTAAATGACCAAGAATACCAATGTGGGCAATTGCTACAATACTACCAACACTAATGACTGTCCATTTGAGATAAGGTTTCATGATACTGAATCAACTGCGCCTATATTTATCAATTTAATCTTTTTTCATTGATTTTGTTTTCTTTTTCATCATATTGATGAATTTTCTATAAACTGCTGCTTCTGAAGTTTTGCCCATTTCTCTTGCTCTCTGCTCCATAGCAACTGCTGCCTGGATCTTGTGAGCATGAGATCTTGATGAATTGCGAATCTTAGAAACAGATGCTTTAGCAGTGGCAACATCTTTAAATCCTAAACCATGAATAGTTCCCTTGGGATTCTCATCAGTATAAAGATCAGAGTGCTTCTTAGAATTTGCAGGTTGCCCCTTCTTTCTAGGAATACGAGGATTTGATTCCTCTGCAAACATTCTAAAGTTTTTCCTTACTCTATTATAATTTCCTTCATCCATTTTATTCACAAATTCTTTTGATGCTGAAACCATTGCATCAATTGATGGACCATCACCCATATTATCACCAAGAGTGACCTTCATTACAGGATAAACTGATGAAAAAGTATTATATCTATTTTGACCAGATTCACCTGCTGTTTGAAAATCTTGTGACAATAAATCATCATCAGTCGGAAATAATCTCTTATCTATTCCTGGAACTGGACCAGAAGAAGATGAGTCATTTCCAAAGGCACCACTGTTTCCAGGAGTGTTACCATGATTGGTTGGTGTTTCTAAAATGAAATTTTTAAATGTTTTCATTATCCATCCAGTGCTACAGTAAGTCCAAGAGACATGCCTGGGAGTGATTGCCAAGAAGTTCCATTGTAGAACTCCATTTTTTTAGTTGTTGTATTATATATCATTGCACCCTCAGCAAAAGTTGCTGCATCCCTTGCAGATGTTGTATATTGAGGCATATAAAATGCAGTTGAAACTGTTGCAATTCCAGTTACTTCTAAAGAAGTTGCGGTTGCTACACCTAATGATGAAGATGCAACTGTTGTAATTCCAGATACTTCTAAGGAATTTACTGTTGCAATACCAGTTACTTCTAAAGAACTTGCAGTAATTTTTCCAGTAGCACCACTAATTGTGATTGCTGTTCCAACATTAATTGAATCATTAGATCCATCTAATGTAATAGAACTTGATCCAACTGTAAGAATTCCAGTTACTCTTGCATCACCATCTACAAGTAAAGTTGTATTTCCCACACCTATGTGGATTGTTCCAACTCCAGTATTAAATGTAGATATTCCTGATGATTCTAATCCATTAGATGATATGTGAATTCCAGATCTTGCTGTAACAATTCCAATGGAATCTAGATTGATAATATCATGTTTAGTAATTGTTCCAGCAACTGATAGGTTGCCATCAAACTCAACATCACCAACAACAAATAATGATTTTCCTGTTTTTGCTGTAGTTGTGTTTATACCAACTATTCTAGTTGTTGATACACCTACATCATTTGAAAACCAAGTGCCACCAACCCCAGTACCAGCATTTTCAACTGTTTTCCATTTTGAAGTAGATGCTTCATATTGAAGAATATATCCATCTTCAAGACCAGAGATATCAACATCATCAAGGTCTTTAATAAACCCTGCTCCACCACCACCCATGGTAGCAAGTTGAGTTGTTATTCTATTAATGAATAATCTATAATGATTTGATAAATCATCTAATGTAGCAAATTTCTGATCCATTGGTGTTAATGGATCAGTTTGACCTCCAGCAGTTTCTTTTTCACCAGGAGGTTCATTTAAAAGGTATTGCTCACTTAGTTGTTTTTGCTCTTCCTTTATGGTATTTCTTAAAACATGCAATTCTGCATTTAAGTCATTTATCCCTTTTATTGCATCTTTTACATCTCTTCTTATTTCCTCAATATCATCTTCATAATATTTTACTTGAGGTAAATTATTTACTTCTTCTTTTAGTTCAGTAAAAAATTTAAGGAGAGTTTCATCAGTATCAACACTCTCCTGATTAATTCTTTTTATCTCTTTCTCAAGTGATTGTTTTAAATTATTTTGCTCACTTAAAATTGCTTTTTTTAATTTTCTATCATCATCTTTAAATTCCTTATGATGCTCCCAAACTCTTAATGAAGTTTCCTTCAGTTCATTGTAAATATTTTTCTTTACTTCTTGATGATTTTCAATTATATTCTTTACATCAACTTTTAATTCAAAATCTTTTGTCTCAATAGTCTCATTTAACTCTGAAACTCTTAAATCAATTTTCTCTTTTATCAAATCAAGGTGTCCTTGCACCTTATTAAAGTCATCATCAATTACACTAAAGGTTTTGCCAATCCAAGAAAAATCAGGAACCTCTTCAACTTTGTTTACCCAGTCAGGAAAAGTTGGGATTGACTCTTTTACATCATTTATTTTTGATTTTAACTCTTCAAGATCATTTTCATAGTACTTAACCTCTGGAAGAGTTGCAATTTCTTCCTTTATAAGGTCAATTTTTTTGTAAATATACTCAATATCACCCTCATAATACTTGATTTCAGGTATTTCTGGGATTTTTGACTCAATTTCAGGTAATTTTTCCCAAATTTCAGAAATATTTGAGTCTAAATCACCAATTTTTGAACTTTTTTGGTCAAAAAATGAGACATTATCTTGAATTTCTCTTATTTTTTGCCCTAACTGCTCTAACTCTTCATCATAATACTTAATTTCAGGTATTTCAGGTATATCTTTTCTTACATCATTGACAAGACGCACTAATTCTTGCCATTCTGGTGCTTTTACTACATCTATTACCTCTAAAAATGACTCACCATTTGCATCTTCAATGGTTACAGAGTCTTCTTCTTTAGGTGTTGTGACAAATTCTTCTAGTGATGGAAGGTTTTCTTCCTTAAAACTTTCCAAAGAAGGTAAATCCTCTTGATTTTCTAAAAAATCATTAACTGACGGTAAATTTTCACCTTCTTTGTGTGACATTGGTATTAGTATCCTATACTTTGGGATTTCTCTCCCTTTGATCTATTTATTTGAATTGTCCTTTAGAAGTTTTTGTAGTTCAGCAGTAGATCCAACAAACAATGCATTGGTTACATTTGTAGGACCTTTTGTTTGTTCCTCATTCACATCTTTTAATTTCTGCTGAAGAGTCATAAGTTTGTCAGTAGCATCAGCAACATTTTTAATGAGTTGACCTGCTACCTCATATGCTCTTGGCATTTCACTCTCTTGTGCCAATTCAAGAATACCATTTATTGCTTCTTGACCTTTTTCAATGATAGAGTATAAATTTCCTCTTGTATACTCATAGTCTTTCTCCACATCACACTTAGTCAAGTGTGCAGGTTTCTCCTTACCAATAGGAGTAATGTCAATCATGTCTTCATTCATGATACAGTACCATCAAAACCAAAGTCATCACCAATTTCTATAAATGCATTATCTGCTTCAGTGATGCTAAAGACAGCTGCTCCAAGCACATGCTCTTGTGGAGTGGTATTCATTTGTGCCCTCTTGACAGACAAATCATTACCAGAAATCTTAGTGACAAACATGTTTTCATCACCAATGTAGATATTAGTATTATTGGTTACTTTTGTACCATCTTCAACAGTAATTTTAGTTTCTGTCAAATCAATGTTTTCAGCAAGTTGTGTTATCTCAGAACCATCATAATCTTTTGTTGCCTTTGGAACAACAGTATATGTCAGATCTCTTGAGTATGTACCTGTCCCTCTATTTCCAGCAATAAGACCAACCTGAGTTTTTCTAATGATTTCATTGGTGACATTAGATTGAGGACCAAACAGATATGCTTTTGCAGTAAATCTTAAAGTATATACAAGAGCTCTTCTTGTATCAAAATTTCCTTCATAATCATCTTCCATTGACACAGAATCCAATTGGATTGCTACATCTCTTTTTTCATTTAAGTTTCCTAAAAACTTAATTGGTAGATGATAAACTGGTTGAAAGTAAGGTAAAATCTGTTCTATAATTTGAAGGGCATCATCATTTAATTTTGTCATAATTGACAATTCAAAAGACATATTATAAGGAACAGGTAAATATGACTTACTTTGGGGTTGTCCAGTGGTTGGATCTTTAATTACAAATGTCTGTGTTTGAGTTGTTTTTCTACCAGGGTCATACTGGAGACCATTGAACTCAAATGACATTCTTGGCAGAGTCATTTGAACTGGTTTATTCAAATCTGCTTGTTGTTCAATCCTTGCTAAAAACTTTTGTGTAGGACCATATGCCAAAGGGACTTTAATGACACTTTCAGTGTCATCAGTGCTATCTTTGTGCTGAATCTCAAGTCCATTAAAGAGTGAACCAAAAGATATAATTACAGATCTAAAAATTTCGTTATAGAAATACTCAAACATAGTATTTTTTTGTTCGTATTACTATTTAACAATATTTTAACTAAGGCATTCCAAATGGATTCTTCTCACTGAAATCTATAATATCATCTGCATTAATTTCAATTGTGTCATTATCAGCAAATGGATCAACAGTATCAAATTCCTCTTGTGATTTTAACACATGTCTGGCACCAGAGGTTGCACCTAATATAATTTCACCTGGTGTAAATATTCCATCTATTTGTGAAACTTCAAGCACATTATTAACAGCATCATAGGATTTGACAACTGCTGATGTGCCAGAGGTCTGCCCATTTACAGCTTCATTGAAAACAAATGATCCAGTGCTTGTAGAATCAGGTGCTGAAATTGTAATGGTTGGTGTTAACACATATTGACTACCACTGTTTATGATTGTTACACTTGTAACTATGCCAGCAGCATTTGTATTAGCTACTCCAATTGCTGTTGCAACACCTGGTTGAATATCAACATAATTCTTAAACTGAGAATCATTTGAGATGGTAACTGTTGGTGGGCTAAGATATCCTCCTCCACCAAATGTAAGATTAATTCCAGTTACAATACCACATTGATCAATACCAACCTCAAACAATGTGGTGTGTACACCAACATTTGTCGTTGCCTGGTTAAGTGTTATTGAACTTGCACCAATCCCACTTACAAAAGTTCCCTCTGGTATAAAATTATGAGAATCACTATATCCAATACCAAGTCTTACTCTATCACCAATTATCATACCAATTGTGTTGATGCCAGTGATTGATGTAGATGTAGCTGCAAGTGTTCCAGTAGTGGAGATAGAGTTAAATCTAATTGTTGCAATACCAGTTGCTGTAAACTCAGTTGTAACTCCTGCAGGTGCTGAAATGGATACTGTTGGTGCTGAAATATAACCAAATCCACTATTACCAATAGAAAGTGATGTGACTGAACCAGCAGCACCAATTGTAGCAGTTGCTGTAGCTTGAACTGGTGAGGGACCACCAGAGAAACTGATATTAGGTGCAACAGTATATCCAAATCCAATAGTTGCTCCTGTTCCAACTGCCCATGGATCTGCTGGGTCAAACGAAACTGCAGTAACAATGCCTGTGATTGGGTGAATTGTGGCAATGCCAACAGCGACAATAGATGGAGCATCCATTGTTCCAGATGTGGTAATTGCTACAGTTGGAGCACTTGTATATGCTCTTCCTGTGGTAGAGAAAGCTGTCAGTGATGGGTTGATTGCTGAACCATTAACACCTCCACCAATATCAACTGTAGCTTCAGCTGCTGATGTTCCTGGATGAGTTATTGTTACTGTTGGAGCTGAGGAATAGAACCTACCCTCACTACTGATTGATAAAGAATCAACTCTACCACCACTTATTGCAATATCTTGAATAGTTGCCGTTGCAGTTGCATTGTTGCCTGATCCTGTTGGAGCAGAGAATGTAACTGTTGGTGCAGTTTTATAGAAAACACCACCTGTAGTTCCACCAGGGAAAAGATAAGTAGCAATACCAACACTAATGGTGGTATCAATGACACTTGCTCCAGCACCAACACTGACAGGAATATCAATTGTTGCAGTTGCTGCAGCACCAACATGAACTGGAGTTGATATGCCAACAGTTGGTGGTGTTACATATCCACTACCACCATCTGTGACTGTTATTGGTTTGATACCACCAGTCAATGCAATACCAACAGCCTCAGCTGTAGCACCTTTACCATTACCTCCAGATATTGTGATAAGAGGTTTGACAGTGTATCCACAACCAGGGTTTGACAAATGAACTGATGATATAGTTCCACTCTTTGTCCCATCACATGTAACAAATTCATTTGAAAAGAAAGCAACTGCCTCTGCATCAATTCCACCTGCAGGTGCTGATGATATGGCAACAACAGGAGTTGATGTATAACCACCACCCATGTTTGTAATATTAATACTGCTGATAGCGCCAGAACAAATACCAGTAATTGATGCAGTTGCAGTGGTTGCAACACCAATTAACTGTAGTGTTTTAATATAACCAATTTGTTCAATCTCATCATCAATTGTTTCAACACCAGTATCAAGGTTTTCATCTTGATATCTGAATAACTCACATCTTAATGTATAGACATAATTTTTCTTAAGTTGATAAAAAGGTAATTCATGTTCAACATATTTAATTTCAAATAATCTATCACCAAGTGGGAAGTATATTAAATCACCTTCTTTTGGTCTGGTTGATAATTCAACATTAACTTTATTTTCAATAAGTGGACTAATATAATTTTCATATCTTTCTCTTGACACAATTAGTGTCAGGTCATCTTGCTCTTGAATACCAAACTTTGATAAAACAGTTCCCTGACCACCATATCCTTCATAATTATCAAGATATGCCTCCAATGGATAAGCACTATCAAACTGAGAAGAAATCACCTCTCTAATGACAGTGTTTTTCTTGATATACATTCTTGGGATATAATATATTTCAATCCCATACATTTTCAATTGTTCATTAACAAGGCTCTGAATTAGACCCTGTTCACCTTTAGAACCATTTAAGAAGTAGGAATTAAGAACCATGATTAACCTATTAAATCTAAAGGTGGAATTTCATAAGTGCTTAACATCTGTTGTTTTATCTCATCAAGCTCTCTCTGTCCATCATCATAAAGTTGTCTTCCATTAAACTCAATACCACCAGGCAATTTAACACCCTGGAATTTAATTAAGTTTTGACCCCACTGTCTTTTCATAAGAGCAGTGAAATATCTTTTTAAAAATGGATCATTATAAACCCTTGCGTAATCATTTGGATCTAAAGTTCTAAAACAATCAATGACAATAAATTGATCTACTGAAATATTACTAAAATCAACATCTAGGTAAAGTCTGTCTTGTCTTTGATTAAATCTAATTTGTTTGTGTGTATTTAATAAAAAATTCAATGACTCAAGATATGTCATTGCACTTGAATATGCAAGCAAATCAGTGCTGCCCCAGTAGTAAATATCATTTAAGAATAATTGATATTTAAAACTAAACATATTGCTGACGCTAATTGATTGAGCGTCATCATATTGAAAAACTTTATTAATTCCAATTACAGCAGGGGGGATTGGTATGAAGTTTGAATTCTCATACCAAGTTACAGTTTCTGCACCCTCAGGGTATGTGTCACTTGCAGTTGTTTCTTTAATTCCAGTGTGAACACCTGATCCTGATGCTACAGATGGTCTTGCCTTACCTCTATCAATATCATCCTGAGTAACTTTATATTTCAAGAATGTTTGAACCACTCCATCATAATGCCTTTCATGAAATGTTTGAATGGCATCATCCAACAAGTCGTCAATCTGCTCATCAGCAATATTGATCTCCACCACAGGAGCTCCTAATTGCCTTAGAGCATAGTCTACCAGTCCTTGTCTAGTGCTTGGTTGTGCCATTATACACTATCATCTTTTTAGTATTTAGGATATATCAAGACCTCCTTCAACAATTACACTTCCTGATGCCATTTTGTAAACAGTAGATCCAGTGCTTATTTGAGCATTTAAATCAAAATGATATCTACCAGGTTTTAATGTTGAAGTAACTGTGTCTGTCAATGTGAGAGCAAACTTACCTTCAGTGGCACTAGTGATACCAGTTGTAAAATTTGTTACACCACCTGAAGATGAACCAATAGATACACTTTTTTTAAGTTTTCCTTTTAAAGTATAGTCTGATAAATCAAAATCACCAGAATTTTCTTGTGTAATGTGAAAAGATGATCTAAAGTCAGCACCTTGATTGATAACAAGATTCACACCATATGCCACACCAGTATCTGGATTAAATGTTATTTTATTATTGGCCATTTGCTAACTTTTTAAGAAGGTCTTTAATATCATTTAGATCATTTTTCATTTCTTGAACATTTTGTTCAAGTTCATCAACTTTTTCATTTTGAGAACTCAATCTTTTTCTGTTTTCAATGTAACTTTGAAATTCAGATTTATTTTCATTAACTATGGAATTATTTTCAGTGTTTTTAACAAGACCATTATGGTCTTTTACTCTATATATTGTCATTATGCTAATGAAAGAACTCTGAGATTTTTAATAAGAGGTGCTATTGCTTGGTTTGTGCTTGTTCCAACAATCTTAATTCTAAACTTATTGAATGAAGGTAACTTGTCAGCAGTAAATTGCATTTCTCTAAACAAGACATCACCTGGATTTGGATCAAAGGAATCAGTTTTTTTCAATTCAACATCTGAAGTGCCATTACTGGCAGCAGGATCAATTGGAACACCAGGTCTTGAAGAATCAACATTTCCAAATCCAGGGAAAGGAATGAAGACTGTTTCAGATAATGGAACTTCTTGATTAAGTGCATAGAAAACTCTAATATCATTTGGTTGAGTCAAATATGCATCAAAAATTACTTTAAGTGCTGTAGATGGGTTTGCTAAGTCTACTCTCTTTGTTACATAAATGAAATTACTTGGATCATCAGCAACAGTTGCAACTCTGAAATCAGTTGCAAAATTAGATACTTCAGAATTAACTCTATTTGAAATTAATTTCATAGATGCATTATCTAAATCAATAACTGGACTTAAGTCAGGACTTTGAGTTGCAAATTCAAGGTTTAAAGTCAATGACTTACTACCAGGCAAAGCACTTAAGAAAGTTGTCTCATTAATTCTAGAGGAAACCATTCTTAAGGAATCAAAATAATTTGAGTTATTGAGATTTACATCTTCAAATCCTTGATCTATGAATGGAGACTCATTTCCACTCACACTTGTTTCAGAAATTGTTCTCATTTGTGCTGATATTGTTGTACCAGTAGGTGTAATTTTTGATATTGATGGAATGGCAAGTGAGAATGGAAGATTATATGTTGCTCTGCCATTTTTACCACCAACTGAATTGGAAGTTGTAAATTTAAGAGCAGGTAATGTACCAGAACCTGTTCTATCTGTGCCATTTGTTGATAATCCAACTTTAACATGATAAGAGTCCAAAGAAATTGGATTTGAGACAGTTACTTCATTTAAATTGTGTTGTGTGTTAATTCTTCTCAGAGAAACACCTGATAGTTCATATTTAAATACAGCATCATTTACAGAATGACTTTCAGGAATAGTGCCATCAACCCCTCTACCTATACCTGTCAAATTACTTCCCAATGTTCCAGTATAAGAAAGTATTTCATTTCCAATTTTAATATAACCTGGATTAGTTGCAGCAACTGCAACATTTTCAAATGACGTAAATATACCAACAGATGAAACTAAAATATTATCACCAGTGCTAGCAGTGCTAGGATATGTGTTATTTAAAGATACTGGATCTACATCAGATTGTAATCCTGATAATTGAACAATATTTGAATTACTATTCATTCCATGGTTTTTATGTCTAATCTTCATATGAAGACCATCAGAAATAGTAGTAACAGAACTTGGAATTATATTACCACCAGCAGCATAATTTAATTCAGTAACTCCAAAACCAGCTTTCTGGAAGAATAATTTATGACCAGGAGTTGTTACAAATTCACCTTGAACATTTGTAAGTGTAAGTTCATTTATTCCAGAAGTAATTCCAACTGAGAATCTAACTCCTGAACCAAGTGTATCTGTTCCAATTTGTAAGGCTGTTAGCACATCTCCTAGGAAGTATCCACTTCCACCATTATTAACAGTAGCTGCTATGGCAACACCACCATTTATAGTAATATCTGCTGTTGCATTTGATCCAGTTCCAGTGACTGATGTTAAAGATACATTATCATAAGACCTTTGACCAGATGATGGTGTATATCCAAATCCAGCGTTTGTAATTGTCAATGCAGATGTAATTGATGCACCTGCTGATACAAGTTCACCAGAGGCAACATTTCCTGATTGAGTTACCAATACACCTTGTGCAAATAAATCATCAGCAATGACTCCTATTGATGATGCTGCTAAAGTTGTTGCAATTCCAACACGAACTTCATTTTTAATTACAGAAACTGGATTTTCAATCATTACTTCCTGTGCTCTTGGAAGATCTGGATTGAAAAGTGTAACAGTTCCACTTGGAACAAAACTAGCTTTCTTTAATGTGAATTTCAAATCTTCATATTGACTTGGTGTCCAGGTAGATCCTAATTGGGATTTAAATAATGAACCAAGCATTGTTTGTGTTGATACTAAAGTTTGTGATCCTTCAGATAAATTAATTGTACCAACATCAATCTCACCTAATCTTGAAATCCAAACTCTATAATTTGGAACATTGGATAGAAGAACCAGTGCATATTCTCTATCTGGATTAAGATGAATTGGATAGTCAAATGTTACAGTATGTGGAACTGAGGCATCATCAGATGTTGAAATTAATGGATTATCTGGTGTTCCAGGTTGAAGAACCACAAGTGTTCCAGCAAGTCTCTTTGATACAGGAAGACCAAGTTCAACTTCTCTCAGTTCAACCTCAACAGGGGCATCAAAATCAAGAGATTGGAAATAAAGATCTACACCAGTTACAAACACTCCATCTGGAACTGATTTATCAACTGTAAATGTTTGAGCAAGAGGATCTCTATATCCTGTATCTACCTGGGTTCCTTGCGCAGTAACTCGCTCATTTCCACCACGTGTTGTTTCTGAACTTAGTTCAATGGTTTGCTCTTCTTCTAGTTCCTCAGCATCAACAACAGCATTTCTTAAGGATAATGTAACCTCCTGACTTTGATCAGCATCACCTTGAGAATAAAATGGTTCCTGAGCAGAAGTAGTTACAGTTCCAGGTATTCTAGAATTTGAACTACTGCTTGTCAATCTAAATACATTCCTTCCATTTTCA